AGCCTCTAGTTCTAAACCGCCAGTTTGGTGGCAAGACAAAGCCAAATTGGAAAGCGTAATTGCCAGCCACCGCAGGGCATTGCTGGTAAAAGATTTCCAGTGGTACCACCGCTGGCGTTGGAACGAGGACACCGAGTTCTACCCGACTACCTACGATTACGTATGGCCCGTTGCTAAATAATAAATAATAATTCTTGGGCGTGTCGCAGTATTCTGTGATATAAAACTGTATAATCTTCTTAGAGAGATTATATGAAAGATTCTAGAATTGGCGAACTCCTTTGGAGTGAGTGGACTGGTAATGACCACCACTCTAGCAGGTCGTCGGTTATTATATTTTTCACTGAAGGTCACGTAGACGTCTATCACGAAGTTGTTAGACGTGCGTTGGCTTCAGCAATTCAAAGAGACGGCTCTGTTGACTCTCTAGGAGATGCTTTTAAACTCCTAGAAAACTGCGTAACTACTTATGGCTACGCAGGTGAAGTCGATGGAGACAATGAATACACCTCTTGTGATAAAGACGGAATGACAATCTATGGTGACAAAGTAGATAAGGTTCTTGATATCACATGGGTGGAATTTAATGGCTGACGTTGAGTGGCAAAATCAAGCAGAATGCGCTAAGCAAGAAAATTTTGGAGTAAGAGATTACTTCTTTTCTGAAGTTCCAGAAGAAAAATACATAGTAAAAAATATGTGTTTCTCTTGTCCAGTTAGAAGGGATTGCATGAAGTATGCTTTGGAAACTAAAAAAATATGGGGCATCTGGGCTGGCAAAGATGAAAATGAAATTCGTCGAATACTATCTGTTGATTCAGACGGTGTTGAATACCGCAGAGGTCGCTATCCTCAGTGTGGCTATTGCTCTGCTCGCACTAGTAAATTAAAAACTTACATTATTGATTTACCTGGCGGTGGACGTTGGACAACTGCTCGTGTGGTTGAGTGCACTGATTGTGGTTTTAATTGGCGCAGTAGAACCAGTGCCAACGCTGTTAACGCTTATCACGCAGAGCGTGCAGACAAAAAGTCTAAGAAGCCGAAGACTCGTTAAGGGCGTTTAGGTAGAATCCGTGGTTGGATACTAATCTTTCTTCAGACGGGTTTAGTGTCATAGCAACTTCATTAAGTTTTACCGCCTCGTCGTGGAACCCCAGATGGTGAGCCGACAATGCTGCATAGTCATAAGGCAAGTATCCCCAAGAATCTTCTTCACACATGTAGTCCAAAAGTTTCTCAGTGATTGACAAGGCGTTCTTACTAGCCTCGTAGCATTTTTCCCAATTCAACTCGTTGTAGTAGTGCTTAGATAAATCTATAAATGGCTCACGTCTACCTGGAGACTCCTGAGCGGCAAGTTCAAACCAGTGAACAGCCTCGGATGGATTCATCTTTCCTATATGCCTCATTGATGAAGCACGTTCTGGCTTCCAAATAGCGGTGGGCAGTTCTAGGTGACGTTTAAATTCAGCCGTGGCTTCTTCATATTTTCCGTAGTAATAAAGTTCTCTAGCGTAGTAGTAAGCGTTTCTATCACTATGCGGCTGCTCGTCTACTGCCATCTTAAGTAACTCTAAATATTGAGAGCGTGATTTGCTCTTGTCTGGCTGGTGATAGATGCCAAACTCTACCCAGCCACGATGCTCTTTGTAGTCTCCATAAGTGCTAATAATCTCGTGCGCTGGCTGTCTCCAAGTAACACCAAAACGTGAGTGAACTCGGTCTGCACCGTATTGCAATCCTGGTAATCCGTCTGGTGTAAAGTTCCAAGTCAAAGTAGACCTGTAAATGTAAGACTCTTTTTCTTCTGGCTTAGAAAGTTTCTTAATGGTTTCCTTCCAGCCTTCAGTAAGAACTTCATCCATATCGAGAGATATACACCAATCGATATCGGCTGGTAACGCAGCCAAGGCAGCGTTCCTACTAATATCAAACCTGAAAGGTTTTAGTAGAACTCTAATGACGTTGATTCCAAGACTCTTGGCAATTTCTACAGTTCTGTCAGTTGACCCTGTATCCGCAATCAGAATATAGTCTGCGTCTTTTACAGACTCATACCAACGCTCTACGTGTTTCTCTTCGTTGAGAGCGATTGTGTAGACAGCAACTTTCATCGGTCTGTAAGTCTTTTCTTAATATCAGTAGTGCTAATTCCAGCAGTATACGGGATGTAGCCAAATCCCACATTGTTTTCTTCTAGCCACTGTCTAGTGAATGACATCTGCTTCATGTAATCTTTTTCACACCAGTCTGTGCCAACAATTACAAAATCTACATCTGCTGCAAGTATCGTTGGTCTACTGTCCCCGCCTTCAGTGTTTTTCAAAACTTCATCGACATATACGCAAGCCTTAAGAACTATCTCACGTTCGTCATACGACATTACTGGCTTTTTGCCCTTATATTCTTCTACAAATTCATCAGTGTTTAGGGCAACTATTACTTGACCTTCTTTACCAGCCATATCTTTTACACGGCGCAGTAGTTCTACATGCCCCCAGTGGAACAGGTCAAACGTTCCTCCGATGTAGATTCTCATGCTTGCATTACCTTTTCTGGTTCTGAGTACATGTTTCTAATGTTAAGTACTGTCCCTAAGTTTCTTACTTTTCTGACAGTCAGGTCAATAATAAATGCAATTCTATTAGAGTCTACGTTTATTGAATCGCAAAACTTTCTAAAAGCATTGATTACTTCTATGTATTCTTTTAGTGCGATGTCTTGACCGTAACTCTGGTCTTTGGGGTGATACATGTTTATGCCTGAGTCTCGATAAATTACTCTGTTTAGGTAAATGATTAGAGCGCAATATGACATATCTAATCCCCAACCGCTTCTCATGGTTGTGAAATCTACTTCTTTTGTCTCCAAGCACCAATCATAAAACTTAGATAAGTATTCAACTATGTCTCTGTTAAGGGCTAAATAAGCACCGTTTGTGTTAGTGGATAAATAGAGATTTTGATACTTTTTAGATTTACCGATGAAAGAGTATTCACCAACAAAATTGTCATTGGTGTTGTTTGGAGCAAATGCCCCCAGTTCTGGATTCTCTTCAAAAATTTTTTCTATGTATTTGGTGTAGCCGATGTAGTCCGAGTGGGCAATGTCTCCAGTGTTAAAAATGAACACATCAAAATCGCTAGCCATAAAGTCTTTAATAGCAGTAAAGAAATGGCTGTTATACCTAATATCTGGTCTGCGAACCCAGTTTGAGTTTTGTTCTTCATAACTAGAGACATTGTAGAAAACGTGCTCGACGTCGCTACCTTCTAACTGCTTGCTAATGTTTATGCAGTTTTGAATTGCCTCGTCCCAAGCAATTATGTATGTCTTGCTTTTCAACTAGAGCCTTACTGGAATAACGCTAATGTTTTCTCGTGGGTCGTAGTCTCCGCCTAATACCATCGTTAGTAATCCGGGAGTAGATTCCAAACCTGCACGGTCACGGAACCAATCTGAACCCGGGTCGGTGGTTGGGCACTGAAGCCATAAGCGGTGACCGATATCTTTACAGTTAAAGTTGTGAAAGTGTTCTGAAACTCAAACGTCGCAATTACCTAGTGCAGTCTGTCCAGCAGCCTGACCTGATAGATACTTAGTAACGTCACGACCAGACTGGTGACCGTGGAACAATCCGAGCATAGTTCCATTGATGTCTACCGCTAGGGTTTGGTGACCAGAAGCAGGGAAGCGAAATTCGACGTGCGATAGCGCTGGGTTCTCTGCACACGCATCTTGAACAGAAGATGCAATCTCCACGTTCCATCCGTCGGCAGGGTCTGCGGCTACCTGACGAGTTACCTCGTCGTGGTTTCCATTTACTACTGGAACAATTAAACGCTCGCAGAGCGGTGCCAGTGCCTTGATTTGAGTCATAAGCAAGCGACGTGCGACACGAACCTGCTCGGTTAGTCCTAGGTCAGATGCAGCCAACCCCTGTAAACGACCATGCTGAGATACGTTTCCCTCGACGTGGTCGCCTGGCAAACCTAAAACAACTGTGCCAAGGTTCATTCCTAGTTTGTTGAGAGCCTTGTAACGCTCTACCGACGCTCCTGTGAGGTGGAGAATACGTTCAATCGATTGCTGAGTTCCGCCAGAACCAGTCTTTTTACCAATTTGCTGGTCGCTAGGAAATAGAGCAAATGCTCCATTACCAGTTGCTGTTTTAATTCCTGCGCTTGGACGCCACTTTTTAATTTCATCAATAAGTTTTTCAGCGTCTAACTGTTCTACAGCAGCCAGCGATGCTGGGGTGAGACTTACACGAACCGACTCGAGCCATTCTCCGCTGTATGTCTGCCAACGAGATTTGCGTAGAGAGGTTACTGCCCAAGCGTTTGGGTCTAATTCAAATTCTTTAAGGATTTCTTCGGCATCTGGAATCTGCCCTACTGGGCGAGGGGTGGATATTAAGAATCCACCGTTTTCGTCTACTTCTAGACGTGGACGCCAATTTTCTGGAGTATTAAGTGATTTTATATCTGAGCCAGATTTACCTGGAGAAGATAAATCTTCTAAACGGTCTGATATGCCCACGATTATTTACCTACTGACATATTATAACATCCGCAAGATTGCTTTCGATGCCTGTCTACAGTGCTAAGACTGATATCATAACCCTCTTCACGAAAAATTTTAGCAAGTGATACGTTGCTAATTCTTCCCGGCGCTCCTTCTGGAATAGCAAACACCTCATTTAAGTGCTGCTTATCTTTCTCTGATAGAGAAGTTCCAGCCATTAGCAATCCAATTTTGCATAGTCGAATAGTAGAACCTTCAGAGGCTGATTTTAGGCGGTCAGATAGCGACATAACATACTCCTTCGTGTGTCAGTTGTGTCATTAAGTAATCATAATGCATAGCATCATGTGTTTCTTCTTTAACTCACCTTTTTGATTCGTGTCTTTTTAGGTGTTTCAATTTCTTTATTTGATATAATGAAATTTTTAATCAACTCTACTTCAGCAGATGTTTTTATACTGTGTGTTTCAATCACATTTACTCGGTCAGCCAGCGACGAGCCGCCGTTTTCCCAAAGTTGGTGCTCTACTCTTTCTAGACGTTCTGAAATAGTGCGACCACTTTTGTCTACGCCGATAGCGTCGCCAATTCGTCTAGCAAGTTTGTAGATTGCAATTAGAGAGCCGATGATTATGCCAGAGGCAGTAATCAATGCTGCTGCAGTTAAAATAAGTTCTTGGGTCATAGTCTATGATGGGTAGTAGGGACACCTGCGATTCTATTCTATTATTTTACTCTATAATTAGAACTCCAATTATGGTAGTCCATAACAACACACCCAAAAGTTTGCTAAAATTGACGTCTCTGGTGCTAGCATTAGGGGCACAGTGAAAGGCGCAACGATGAAGCGATACGGATTTTCGGAGAGGAATTTAGGCTTTTAATGACTTCTCCGCACGAAGAAAAACTACAAAAAGCGTCAACTTGGTATGCAAAACAAGGTTGGAAAATTTTGCCATGCCACGGTTTAACCGACGGCGGTAGATGTACATGTAACGGTCAACACAGCGAACCAAAAGATGTGGGCAAACACCCTGCGATTGGTGATTGGAATATCAAGGCTTCTGACGATGACTTAGTAGTTCACAACTGGTGGCAAACATCTCCTGAAAACAACATTGGCGTTGTGTGTCAGAAAAGCGGTTTTCTAGTAATCGACATTGACCCACGCTCTGGTGGTATTGATTCGTTCGACAAGTTCGAAGAACTGATGGAGTATGAACTCCCTAAGACTGTAGAGCAATACACTGGCTCATACTCATATGGCGGTAAGCACGTTCGTGGTCGCCACATTTTTTACAAAGTGTCTGCTGATGAAAAACTGATTGGAAACCTTAAGGCTTCTGGCTTGCCAGGTATTGATATCAAGCACAACGGCTACGTAATGCTTGCTCCATCTAGGCACGGCTCTGGAGTTAATTATGAGTGGAAGACTGGTCACGCTCCTTGGGAGATAGAGATTGCAGATGCCCCAGAAAAACTTTTAGACATTCTCCGCAAGGGTGGTCGTCGTAATAGTGGCACTTCGCTCGGTGAGGGCGAGTGGGGTTGGCTGTCTGGATTAGATTTCAAAGGCGAACGTGTCGACATTACTAAAATGCTCGAAGAGGGTATTGATGAAGGTTCTCGTGCTGTTGACATTTACAAGTTGGCTTGTGCTATCTCAAACAAGTTTGGTGTAGAGACTCCAGAAAAGCGCTTAATGATTGAGACAATGATGATTCGTTTCAATCACGAAAAAGTTCGACCACCTATGGAACTAGAGGGCGCTAACTCACTGTTAATGCACACTCGTCGTGCGATGGATTTTGTTGGTGAGAATCCTGTTACTGAACTTATTTATCCTGGATTGCAGGAGTGGGCTGAAAAGAATAAGGCTCAGGCGCAGGCGAACGCTCAGAAGACTGTAACAAAATCTGAACCTAGTCCAAAAACTTCTGACCCAGATGACGTAGAAGATTCTTCATACTTGCCGGGAACTCTAGGCGGAGATATGAGCGATGCTGCTCGTAGCGGTATGTCTATCTCTGAGGCTTTTAGTTCTGGCAATATCGACATCCCTAAAGACCCAGATGCTCTTACTGAATCAGAGGGTGGAACTCCGGGTAAGCGTTCGCTATCCGACACTGGAAACGGTAGACGTCTAGTAGATACTTTTGGTTCTTCGGTTCGCTACACTCCGGGTATTGGTTGGTTTATTTGGGACGGACAGTACTGGCGTCCAGATGCTGAAGACTTGGGCATGCAAGAACTGTGTAAAAAACTTGCACCAATTATTGCTACTGAAGTTGTGCACTATGACGACCCAGATAAGCAGACAGAAGTTGTTAAGTGGTCTAGTCAGGCTAAGTCGAACTCACGTTTGAAGTCTGCCATCGAGAGCGCAAACTCAGACGAGCGTATCGTTACTGCCGTCGAACGTTGGGACGGCGATGAATATTTGCTTGGTGTCTCTAACGGTGTAGTAGACCTACGCACTGGTGAACTTCTAAAGGGTCGTCCAGACCTTTACATTACAAAGCGTGCTCCTGTTGGCTACACCCAAGGAATGCGTAACGTTCGTTGGGAGCAGTTCATTGACTTTGCTACTGGCGGAGATAAAGAGTTGCAGGAATGGATTCAGCGTGCTGCTGGATACACTCTCACTGGGTTAAACACTCAGGACGTAATGTTTTTGGTATACGGTCCTCCCGGTTCTGGTAAGAACACGTTTGTTGAAGCAATCGTTAAAGCATTGGGCACTGCTCAGTATGCATGGCCCTTAGACTCGAGTATTCTTGCTGATGGAAACGGACAGTCTTCTTCTACTGACCTGTACCACTGGGCTGAGTTGCGTGGACGTCGCATGGTTTGGGTTGACGAGTTGCCTGAGTCCGAGCGTCTGAAAGAGAACGCAGTAAAGAAGTTGACAGGTTCGTCTGAAATTTCTGCTCGTTCTCCCGGTGAAAAGCCGTTTACATTTAAGGCTATGGCTAAGTTGTGGATTACAACTAACCACCGCCCGATGATTAACGATGATGCTATGTGGCGTCGTATTAGACCTATTCCTTGGAGCAGTGTCCCTGAGAATCCAGACCCAGACCTAAAGGCATACTTGTTCGACCCAGAGGGTGCACTTCCTGCAATTCTTTCTTGGGCTGTTGAGGGTGCAATTAAGTATCTAGGTTCTAGCGCACGTGACCCACTTGGCTGGTGCACTGCTGTTCAGAATGCTGCTGATATTTATCGTAAGAACGAAGACCGTATCGGCATGTTCTTGAACGAAGAAACTAAAGAAGCAGAGGGTGCTGCTCTCAAGGTTAAGGAACTCTACTCGATTTATCGTATGTGGAGCGAAGACCGTGGTGAGAAACCTATGACTCAAATTGCGTTCCAGCGTAAACTGTCAGACCGTGGTCTACCTATTGTCGGTCAGGGAACTCACGCTGAGATTCAGGGAATGCTGCTTGTGCCTAGGGCGGTTCCCACTTCTACAGATGTAGATTGGTCTTCTGTCGCACGCTTCAGTAGGTTCTAAATAGTGGTAGGTTAAATATGTGCGTTCGTGGGAGAGCGACACACTTGGGGGGCTGGAGTCTGCCTTTCTTCTCCAGCCCTCCAACTTAAAAACAAAGGTATGTAATGAAGAAAATTTTTATCGCAACCCCTATGTATGGTGGAAATTGCAAAGGTATTTATGTAGACGGAATTCTTAATCTTGTTGGCGCTCTTCAGAGCAACGGCTATCAAGTGATGTATTCAAAGATTTTTAATGAAAGTTTGATTACTAGAGCGAGAAATACTTTGGCGCACGAGTTTCTCAAAAGTGACGCCGAATACATGCTCTTTATTGATGCAGACCATGGGTTTAATGCTGCTGACATTCTTCGCATGATTGAGAGCGGAAAAGATTTAATCGGTGCTGTGTATCCAATGAAAAACATAAACTGGGACATGGTCATTAAGGCATACGAGAACGGTCACAGCGATTTAGATAGTTACTCAGGATTCTTTTCGGCTAACTTACTAACGGGCAAGCAAACCATCACCCTAAACGAGCCTATGGAAGTAGAAAACGTTGCCACGGGAATGATGCTAATTTCTAGAAAAGTCTACGAGGCAATGATTCCAGACTGTGAAATGTATGGAAATCACGGCAACACTGGCGCTATCGACATGAACGATAAAGTCTACGATTTCTTTAAGACAGAGATTGACGACAGAGGTGTTCTTCTATCTGAGGACTACTACTTCTGCAAGAAGTGGAAGGAACTGGGAGGAACCGTTTACGCAGCACCTTGGGTGAACATCACTCATGCTGGTGACTACACCTTCTCTGGTAATTTTGCTAAGACTCTGATTCTTCGCTCTGAACTTGGGCTTTAGCAAACTCGTAAATATTCTTTACAGTAGTGGGATACCACTTACCGCCGTTTTTAGTAGGCTCGCCTTTATCGTTTAGGCTGTCAGCAATCTGCTGATATGTCATACCTATATCCCTTTGAAGAACTATGTAGTCTTTTAGTTCTTCGGTAGACGTGTTTCTAGGACCCATATCCTTACCCCAAACAACCCCTCGAGCACGTCTATCCTTATGTACGTCTTTTTGGCGTTCGGCGATAATGCCTCGCTCCATCTCAGCCAAGGCAGACATGATGGTCACGACGAAGCGACCCTGATAGGTGGCGGTGTCCAGATTTAGGTCAAGCATAATTAGACGCCAGCCGTTTGTATTGGCTCTATCTATGATGCTCAAAAAGTCCTTTGTAGAGCGTGCTAGGCGGTCTATACGGGTTACAAAAATAGCCTTGGCTTCGCCACTATCTAGTCTCTTTAGGGCTTCTGTGAGCGCAGGACGCCCTGAAATGGACTTACCTGAGCGACCTTCTTCCCTAACAAGTTCAATGTTGGTGAAGCCAGCCAACTCAGCGGCTTGCTGAAGTTGACGTTCTTGAACGTCTAGCGATACGCCATCGTTCACTTGTAGTTGAGTAGATACTCTGGCATAGAGAAGGGCTAAGTCTTCCATTAGGCTCCAATGTATTCGTGAGAATAACTCCAGCGGTTAGGGTCTATCTGCCAGCGCATTATGCGTTTGTTGTCAGAGCCATCTGGACGTTTCATATGATTCTTAGAAGTTGGCTTCCAAACAGCAGATTGGTCTCGATAGCCACCTAGTCGTGGGTGACTGGTCTTTGAGAAATAACGTTTGCCGTTATCTAAGTAATGCTGTGCAACGGCTTCAGATAGTTTAGGTCCTAGTCCTAGACCTTGATAGTCAGGGTGAATTACTAGGCGATGTTCTCTAAATGAGTTCTGCACTGTGCCAGACGGGTATGCCATAGTCGCAACAAAACCTACTACTTGTCCGTCCCAGATGCCCAAATAGCATCGTGCGCTTTTGTTGAGCGATTCGGAGAGATAGTGATATTGAGCAA